ATTTTATGCTGCACCCAAACCAAAACCAACATATCGAGCTGTTTCTCCAGAAGCACAAGCTTTAAATATGGATCAATCTACTTATCAAGATATTATAAGTTCAGGAAAGGATCCAAGACAATATTATATGGATTTTAATAATAGAGTTTTAACGGAAGCTAAAAATCCCAATTTACTAACTTACGGACAAGTTATGGCAGGACCAGGATTTGGTATGTCACAACTACAAAATGTAACTCAAGCACAAGTAGATGCAGCAATGCAAAAAATGCAAAATAATCCAGGAGGGTATCAAGATTTTGATGAAGCGGTAAAATATTATAGTTCAAATGATCCTTATATGAATTTTAAAGAAGAAGTAAGAGATGTGGTTGATGGAAGAGAAACTGGTTATATGAGTGGACAAGATTATTATGACACTAAAGTTTTAGGTTTAGATGGTAAAGGAATTGCAGAAAAATATGGTTTACCATATGCAGACGGCGGTCGAGTTGGAATGTTTATGGGTGGTTCTCCATTAGAAGGACCGGCATTAAATATTTATAATTCAATGAACAGTTATGGTTTTACAGACCAAGAGATTGCTGATGCATTATCAGCTCGAAATTTATATGAACCAAGTTCAACACCAGCATCAGATACACCTGTTACTAACACATCAAAAAATATAATTAATCAAGGTGGAGATGGTGGAGATGGTGGAAATAATTCAAATACATTACAATCTTTTAGACAAGATCCAAGTGTGATGCCAGCGTTTGAAGCATTACAAAGAAATCAACAATTAACATCAATGGGCATTAATGATCCATTTGCAAATGAAGCATCTTTAAGTGGTGCTTACTATGGTGATATGCCAACTGACACAAGTAATCAAGTAGGCGTATATCAACCAGGTATAATGGAAAATATTAAAAATAAAATTGGTGGTACAAAAATAGGTTCAATGTTTACTGGAGCAGTAGATCAATTAACAAATAATAAATTTGCAAATACATTAGGCACTGCACTTACCTTTGCAAAGTCTCCTCTTATGGGTGGTGCAAAAATGTTAGCTTCAGGACTTTCAGGACTTACCAATATGTTACCACCTAATCAAAGAGCTATTAATGAAAACATCGCAGCTAACCTAGGTATAGGAGTTGATAACATAGGAAGAATACAAGGTGACTATGGAACTGTTGGTGGTGTTATGTCTGGATATAATTTAAACCAAATGGATGCAGATACTTTTGATAAAAGAACAGATAGTATTACTCAAACCTTAACTGATAAATATGGTTTCACTGTAGAAGAAATTGAAGACATCATTGATGGAACTTATAAAGGTAATAAAGGTTTTAATAAAATAATGGGTAAACAAACTAATTTAGTAAGAGATCTTCGAAATATTAATCTTGCTAAAGGAATAATTTTAAATTCAAAAGAACTTGGATTAAAAGAACTTGAAAGAATTGAAAAAGAAAAAGCTGCTGCAGCACTTAAAGCTCAAAGAGATGAATTAACATACAGTGGACCAGCATTTACAAATCAAGATGGAAGCACAATAAGTCAAGATTTTAGTACACCAGCTGGATTAAGTAATTATGATGTTGATGTATTAAGAGCTGATGGTGGTATGGTTGGATATAAAGACGGTGGCCTCGCTACGATGTTCGTGAGGAAAAGATAATGGATATTAAATATAATGAAGTTATTGGAGCTTTTGTTAATACTGCAAATGATGAAACAGTTACTCAAGCAGAACTATTACAATGGGCAGCAGAAAACCCTATGCCTATTGAAGAACCTAAAAAGTCAAACCCAGCTTTAATGAATGAGGTTATTGAAAGTTTGACAGTTAAAGAAACACCTGATAGTACAGAGATAGAAGAAGGTGTTGAAACAATTACAGATAGAGGATAGAATACCCCATGGCAGATTCAATAGACAAATCAGTTACTGATACTAAAACAACCGTTGAGATTCCAGGTGCAGAAGAAGTAATTCAAGAACAAAAAGAACAGATAGAAAAAGTACAAACCGAAGGTGGTCCAGTAGAGATTGAAATGGACGAAGAAGGTGGTGCTGAAATTTCTTTTGATCCAAATGCTGCATCTCCAGAAGGAGGTGAAGATCATTTTTCTAACCTCGCAGAATTTTTAGATGATGGTATATTATCTGAACTTGCACAAAATTTATCAGATAAATATACAGAGTACAAAGAATCAAGAGCTGACTGGGCTCAAAGTTATAGAGAAGGTTTAGATTTATTAGGATTTAAATATCAAAGAAGAACACAACCCTTTAGAGGTGCAAGTTCTGTAACACATCCTGTGTTAGCAGAAGCCGTAGCACAATTTCAAGCAACAGCTTATAAAGAATTATTACCAAGTGATGGTCCTGTAAGAACTCAAATTTTAGGAGATGTTACAGCACCCAAACAAGATCAAGCAAATAGAGTTAAAGATTTTATGAATTATCAACTTATGGATCAGATGAAAGAATATGAACCAGAGTTTGATCAAATGCTTTTCTATCTACCCCTGTCCGGCTCTACATTTAAGAAAGTTTATTATGATGATCTTTTAGGTAGAGCCGTATCTAAATTTGTTCACTCTGATGATTTAGTTGTACCTTATTCTGCAACATCATTGGAAGATGCAGAAGCTATTGTGCATGTTATTAAAATTTCAGAAAATGAATTACGTAAACAACAAGTATCAGGATTTTATAAAGATGTAGAATTAGGTGAGCCCCCTGTAATAGAAAATCAAATAACACAAAAAGAACAAGAACTCGAAGGTGTTACTCAAAATGGTAATGAAGATCAATTTACTCTTTTAGAGTTTCATATGGATTTAGATTTAGAAGGTTATGAAGATTTAGGAGAAGATGGAGAACCTACTGGAATTAAAATACCTTACATTGTAACTTTAGATACAGCCAATACACAAATTTTATCTATTAGAAGAAACTATGAAGCTGAAGATAAACTTAAGAAAAAAGTAAATTACTTTGTACAATTTAAATTTTTACCTGGAACTGGTTTTTATGGTTTTGGTTTAATTCACATGATTGGTGGATTAACAAGAACTGCAACAGCAGCTTTAAGACAATTATTAGATGCAGGAACTTTAGCAAACTTACCAGCTGGTTTTAAAACTAGAGGTGTAAGAATTAGAGATGATGCACAACCATTACAACCTGGTGAATTTAGAGATGTTGATTCTCCATCAGGAAATATTGCAGATCAATTTATGCAATTACCTTTCAAAGGACCTAACCCAACATTATTATCATTGATGGGGATTTGTGTTCAAGCAGGTCAACGCTTCGCGTCCATCGCTGATAATCAAGTAGGCGATATGAACCAACAAGCTGCCGTGGGTACTACTGTGGCGTTATTGGAACGTGGATCGCGGGTAATGTCAGCTATACACAAAAGATTATACGTAGGTTTAAAAGAAGAATTTAAATTATTAGCTGGAGTATTTAAAACTTATTTACCACCAGTTTATCCTTATGATGTACCTAATGCATCTAGAGAAATTAAAGTACAAGACTTTGATGAAAGAGTAGATATACTTCCAGTAGCAGATCCAAATATATTCTCTCAAACTCAAAGAATATCAATGGCTCAAACACAACTACAATTAGCTCAATCAAATCCAAAAATTCATAATTTATATCAAGCTTATAGATCTATGTATGAAGCAATTGGTGTTAAAAATATAAATGCTATTTTACCACCACCAGCAGGACCAATGCCATTAGATCCAGCTTTAGAACATATTATGGCAATGAGTGGTAAACCTTATCAAGCTTTTCCAGGTCAAGATCACAAAGCACACATTGATGCTCACTTAAACTTTATGAGATTAAATCAAGTACAAAATAATCCAATGGCAATGAATGCATTACAAAAAAATATTTTAGAACACATTAGTTTAATGTCTCAAGAACAAGTTCAATTAGAATTTGTAGAGGAAATGCAAGAGCTACAAATGATACAACAACAAATGCAACAAATGGGAGCGCAGAATCCAGCTATGGCACAGAACATGCAACAAAATCCACAAGCAATGCAATCACAACAACGTGTGCAACAAATTACAAGTCAGATAGAAGCTAGAAAAGCTATCTTAATTGCAGAGTTAACAGCAGATTATGCTAAAGAAGAAGAAAAAATTATGGGTGAATATGGTGGAGATCCTTTATTAAGATTAAAAGGTAGAGAAATGGATCTTAAAGCACAAGAAAATCAAAGAAAAGAAGAAGAAGGTCAACAAAGAATCAATTTGGATAAGATGAAAGCCATGATGAACGATCAACAACACGATGAAAAGTTAGAACAAGAAGAAGAACTAGCTGGATTACGTGCAGGAGTATCATTAGCTAAACAAAGTATGGCTGATGCTAGTAAAATTCACGATTTTGGTAGAAATTTCAAAAAAAATTAAGTATATTAACTATAAGGAGATAAATTATGACAAAAGATTGGCAAAGAGGCGCTACATTCATGAACAAAGACGTTAAAGTTGAAAAAGAACTTGGCGTTGGCAAAGATGGTTACCAAACAGGCGGTGTTACTATCGAAGCTACTGATCCAATGACATCACAAGTTGTAGATGTTAAAGGAACTAAAAGAATGAGAGCCGATAAGAAACCAGTAAAAGCTACTTGGTACTAATATGTGGTTCTCGGCAATTAAATTAGCCGTTTCTGCGGGAAGTAAAATTTATGCTAACAAGCAGAAGGCAAAAATGGCAATGTCTGATGCACAATTGTTGCATGCAGAAAAACAAGCTCGCGGCGAAGAAGCTTACCAAGGTAAACTTTTAGAGGCGAGACAAAACGATTATAAAGACGAATTTGTGCTCGGAATATTGAGCGCACCTATCATTGTACTGGCATGGGCAGTGATATCGGACGACCCATCTGCGATGGACAAGGTGAATATTTTCTTTGAACATTTTAGTAACCTGCCAAAATGGTTCACAAATCTTTGGATACTTGTAGTTGCAAGTATTTTTGGTATAAAGGGAACTCAAATATTTAAAAACAACGGAGCAAAAAAATGAGACAAAACGGCTTAAGATCCAATGTTAGATTTCCTTATGCAAAAACAGGAATGAAAGCTGGTGGATCTGTAAAAAAACAAGGATACAATGATAGAAAAGATGAGTCTATCGCAATGAGAAAAAAAAAGAAAAGAACTAAAGAACAATTAGTAGCTTCAAGAAATGAATCTTACGGTAAGTCTGGTTCTGCAATGAAGAAAAAAGGAAAGATAAACAGGTAGTTTATGGCTAACACAGGACGAATGAATCTTGCTGAAGAATTAGGCAGAATAGATTCCGAAAAAATGAACTCTAATAGAAGAGCTGAAAAAAGTAGAGTTATCAGCGAACTAAATAGTGGTTATAAAAATGGTGGAAAAGTAAAAGGTTGTGGCATGGCTAAAAGAGGAAAAGGCAGAGCTTACGGAAAAAATTCTTAATGGCTTTAGATATTAAAAAAGCAATTAAGAAACCAGGAGCGTTAAGAAAATCTTTAGGAATTAAAAAAGGTAAAAAAATTCCTGCAAAGATGTTAGCTGCTGCTGCAAAGAAAAAAGGTAAATTAGGCCAACGTGCTAGATTTGCTCAAACTTTAAAAAAATTGAGAGGATAATATGAAAAAGAAAATACCTACAGGAAAAAAAGGAAAAGGAATAAGAGCTTTAAAAAAGAAAGCTCCACAAATAGCTAAAAAAATGGGTTATAAAAAAGGAGGAAGAGCATAATGGCAAAACGTGGATTATATGCGAACATACACGCAAAAAGAAAAAGAATTGCAGCGGGTTCTGGTGAAAGAATGAGAAAAGTTGGAACCAAAGGCGCTCCTACAAAAGCTAATTTTGTAAGATCTGCTAAGACAGCTAAAAAGAAAAAGAAAAA